CCTTGATGCGGTATCGGCAAGGCAATTTTGTACAACTGCCGTCGGATTATTGGGAAGATGAGTCTACCAATCTCCGACCAATGCAATATTACGGGTAACCTTTATGTCAATGTATTCCGGTATTGGCAGTTTTGCCAAGTTCGCAGAAGGTGGCGGCGCTCAACAACAGGATGGTGGCAGTAGCGGCGGCTCCGGACTACCGGGTGTAGGCTCCTCTGGCGGTGCGGGCGCACCTTTGACACGCGAAGAATTTTTTGCCCAATACGGTGGTTTAGGCGGTTTTGTCGGAGGCGTAGTGGGGGACGCGGCCTACCAAGCTTATTTGAAAGCTTTTGGTGCTGGCGCGGTAGGCGGGAGTGTTTTACCGGACTACATGAGAATTAATGACGCCGGTCAAGTTGTTTTTGTAGAGGGCGTTACTAACCGGCAATTTGTTGAGGGCCTAAAACTTCTTGGTTTGCTTGATACGGAGCATAGTGAGGGAAAGACTGACTATGATTGGTTGATTGAGTGGTTCACAGACACCAATGAAGGTGGTCAATCGGACTGGTTAAATGTTCACCTCACGGACCCAGATCGGGCATTAGATTTTGAAGCGGATTATGGCGCTTCTGATTTAACCTCACAAAATAAAGCGACACTTCGGCGTCTTTACGACATTGTCAATAATGCCAGCACGGCAGGCGGTTATTTTACGCCGAGCCAAGGTTTTTTGAACGAGTACAGCACTCCGACGACACCCGGACAAAACTACGATGCTGACGCATCGCGGCCCGTGTTCATTGGCCAGCCTCCGACGGGCGGTACGCCGGAGCAACCGTACTACAGTCTTTCGGACGTTTTGGTTTCGTCTTCTGAGCAACCCAATTTGTATGATCGTTTTGATCCGTATCCTAGCGGTGGTTTTTCGCAGGTTGACCCGTATCAGCGTCCGGTAACGACGCAATACAGTTACCGCCCGCCTTTGGTCACTACGCCAAGTCTAACTTTTGACACGGAAGAACCTGACTCTGTGTCGGGAACTGTAGAAGAGCCGGATACTACGACTACGACCACCGGAACGGGCGGCACGGGCTTAGGTGGCGACGGCACTACTACGACCACGACCACTGGTACTACAGATACCACGGACACGACCACTGGTACTACAGATACCACGGACACTACGACCGACACGACCACGACCACGACCACTACAGCGCCCACGGCACCGCTTACCGGGTATCAGAATATTTCGGCATTTAGGGAGCAGGACCCGTATATTTGGGGAAAAAGGGGAATGCTCTCAGGTCTGAAGGCGCTTGCGGGTTCTCGTCAGGATTTGACGGCGGAAGAATTTGCGTCTTTGTTAAGTGGTCAACAGGGCAAATATGGTGAAGGTTCTACGTTAGCGTATGACCCGCGTTTTGGTATTTACAGCACGATTAGTGACGCGGAGCTTCAACGGCTTAGGGAAACGCAGTCGGTCCCGTATTATATCGACCCCCGCCTGATGACGGATGTTGAGCGTATTCGTAGCAATCTGACGGGCGGCGGCACGTACAGCCGCAGTGTCACGGATGAGGCGGGCAACGTATACAAAATTGACCGTGGCCGACAGTCTACGCGCATTGGCAACAAGCAATATTTCATGAACGAAGATGGCTCTATCACTTCGTATGATGTTGAAGATATTAAATATGACTACACCCCCGGATTTGACCGACAAAACAAGTCCGAAGTAGGTTTTGCCGAAGGCGGCATTGTTGATGTTTACAGTGGTGACATGGCCAATTTGCAGACCACCGGCGAAGGCATTGAGTCTTTCTTGAACCCCGAGCGGTCAAAGGCGACTCTTCGTCGTAACCTTGCGAAACTCGCACCACGGCCCACGGCCCCTGTAATGCAACAGGGCATCATGCCCATGGCCCGATAATGCTTAACATACCTCCACCATTTAAATCCGTTGGAGAGTTTGAGGATGCGTATTACGTCTTAAATAATGCGATCAACACGATAGGTGGAATTAAATTAGCAATCAACCCAACACCTTTAGGAATTGCGACTTTATTGGCAAACGTTGCATCTGAACAACTTACCGATAAGTCTATACCTGAACACGTTATCAAGTATTTTCGTAAAAACATCAAGCCTGCCACTGGCTCCGGCAACGTGGGTCCCGATAAGAGCGGTACGGTTATTGCTGAAGGCGGTTACTTTCGTGACCCCACGCAAAGACACGCCACAGACATGCGAGCGGGGCAATATGCTGACGGCGGAGAAGTAGAGCAAGAGCCTGCTTTTTTGGAAGCTTTAGAACGTCAGCGTTTACGTGAGGAAGCTTTTGACAATGAATTTGCTATTGAAGTTGCGGCTCAAAGCAACTATGCGGCGGACATAGACCCATCTATTGCTAGGTATCAAGGATTACCCGACATTGCTTCGTACAGTATTCCTGAGTCTGGCCCAAACAAGTTGTTAAGGGGTTTTTATCCTCCCCCAGACGAAGAATATCCGGAAGGCACTTTTTTAGACAAATATCCTATAGATTTTCTTTACAACAGAAAAAATTATCGTGGTCTTACGAGGCATACAGTAATCCCAGAATCGGGAACCGTGAACGCTGTTGACAGATATGCCAAGCCCGAAGTCTATGCACACGAATATCGACATAGAAATTTTCCCGGATTATCAGAAAGAAAAAACCGGGTTGCCGATCTTTTAACGGCTTTGGATGAGCGGCAGTTATTTGAAATGCTTGATAGCTCTTATAAAAGAAAAACCGGCTCTGACACCCTTGATTATTTTCGTTATGACTTGCGTTTTGAGCGCGACAATCCGGGATACGGGGTCGGCTCAGTAATATTTGGAGACGAATGGGACCGTGGCGCACGGTCCACGCGACAGGGAATGCAGGAAAACAGGGATGACTACATCCGCGCCCGTATTGAAGAATCACCGGCGATTAAACTTTTAAATCAGTATGAAGAGCTAATAGAGTATAACGAAGAGCTTCCGGAACAGAACCAAGAGCGTGTAGAAGAGCGTCAAGAACGCGAATCAGAGGCCGCTGTTAAAAATTACGCTATGGGTGGCGTGGCTTCTATGTCTCCTGTAGCACGGAACATGTTCCGAGGGTATGATATCCGACGCGGCGTAGGCGCATATGCCCCGTATATTAGGAGAGCCTGATGGCTAATGGTGACGATAAATCACAACTTTCTTCTTTGATGGACAGTACGGCGATGATGCCGGAAGTTACCGAAGAAGATATGGAATTGGACATTGAGATAGCCGCACCGGGCACTTTTGTCGGTTCTGTCAATGAAATCTTGCCGGAAGGCATAGAAATTGAGGAGGACGAAGATGGTGGCGTCACTGTGGACTTTGATCCGATGGCCATGCTTGGTGGTTCTGACGGTGATTTCTATGGCAACTTGGCAGAGGAGTTGGACGATAGAGCGTTGGGCCAACTTTCTTCAGAGCTTTTAGGGGATTTTGAGGCTAATAAATCTTCTCGTTCTGAGTGGGAAGACGCGTATTCAAAGGGTTTGGAGCTTCTTGGTTACACTTACGAGGAGCGCACGATGCCGTTTCGGGGTGCGACGGGTGTAACGCATCCGTTGTTGGCGGAAGCGGCCACACAGTTTCAGGCGCAGGCATTTAACGAGCTATTGCCTCCTGCGGGTCCGGTCAGGACTCACGTTGTTGGTGAGAAGACCAAGGACAGTGAGGCGCAGGCGCACCGTGTTAAGGATTTTATGAACTACTACATCACGAACGTGATGGAGGAGTACACGCCTGAATTTGATCAGATGTTGTTTTATTTGCCTTTGGCGGGGTCAACTTTTAAGAAAGTTTACTATGACGAGGCGATTGACCGGGCGGTAAGCAAGTTTGTCCCAGCAGAGGACATTGTGGTTCCGTATGGCGCTAGTGATCTTGATTCCTGCGAGAACATTACGCAGGTAGTGAAGATGTCAATGAATGACCTGCGTATTCGTCAGGTCATGGGGTTCTATAGAGACATTCCCGTTATTCCATCTCAGTCTAGTGACGATGAAGTCACGGACACGATGAACAAGTTGGATGGGGTAGAGCCTAGCAATATTGATTATGACTGCACGTTGTTGGAGTGCCACGTCAATCTTGATCTGCCCGGCTTTGAAGACATGGGGGAAGATGGTGAACCAACAGGAATTAAAGTTCCTTACGTTGTTACGATTAGTGAGGATAGCGGACAAGTACTTGCCATTAGACGAAATTATCGCGAGGAGGATGAAAGACGACGAAAAATCCAGTATTTCGTCCATTATAAGTTCCTTCCGGGATTCGGATTTTATGGCCTCGGGCTTATCCACACTATTGGCGGCCTGTCCCGAACAGCTACGGCGGCTCTTCGCCAGCTTATTGATGCTGGCACTCTCTCTAATCTCCCTGCTGGTTTCAAGGCTCGCGGACTTAGGGTACGAGATGACGAAGAACCCCTTCAGCCGGGAGAGTTCCGCGATGTAGACGCTCCGGGTGGCGCGATCCGTGATTCGTTGATGCCGTTGCCTTTCAAGGGTCCTGACGGTACGTTGTTCCAGCTTTTGGGCTTTGTGGTTGAGGCGGGCCGTCGGTTTGCCACGATCACTGACATGAAGGTGGGCGATGGCAACCAGCAGGCGGCTGTTGGTACGACGGTAGCGTTATTGGAGCAGGGTTCACGGGTCATGAGTGCGGTGCATAAGCGCCTGCACTACAGCATGAAGCAAGAGTTTAAGCTTCTGGCACGGGTGATGTCGGAGTATCTGCCGCAGGAGTATCCGTATGCTGTAGAGGGCGGTGATCGGACGATCATGCGTCAGGACTTTGACGACCGTGTAGATGTGGTTCCGGTGTCGAATCCGAACTCGTTTTCGCAGGCACAGCGCATTTCTTTGGCGCAGTCTCAGTTGCAGATGGCGACGCAGGCCCCGCAAATTCATGATTTGCATGAGGCGTACCGGCGCATGTATGAGGCGCTGGGGGTCAGTGACATTGACAAGATCTTGATTGCGCCTTCGTCGGAGGACCCGATTCCTAAAGATCCGGCGCAAGAGAACATTGACGTGATTGATAATGTTCAATTAAAAGCGTTTGAGGGTCAGGACCATGACGCGCATATTTTGGCGCATTTGACCTTTGGCACGTCGCCCATGTTGCAAGCCTTGCCGCAGTCGGCCATTGCGCTTCAGAAGCACATTATTGAGCATGTGAAG